AGCGTACCGAAAAGGGTCTCGAGATGCCCACGGATCTATTTAACGTGTTCGCAGGAAACAGAACCAAAATAACAAGGAAATAGAAACATGAACAAAGAACCGACGATAAAGAAGAATGGTGCGTTAGCTACAGTTAATTTTGAAGCCGATGCAGCAACACAAACTGGAACGGTAACTCAAGATGATCTTGCATTACCATTTCTTAAAATACTTGGTCAGTTATCTCCTGAAGTAAACAAGAGAGACGGCAAGTATGTTGAAGGTGCTGAACCTGGAATGATATACAATTCAGTAACAGGTGAACTCTTCAATGGTGAAAAAGGAGTCCAAGTGATTCCATGTTACTATAAACTCGAATATGTCGAGTGGAAAGATAGAGGAAAAGATGGGTCAGGTGCTCCGGTCAACATCTATCCTTCATCAAGTGACATCATGACTAAAACAACTAGAGGTGCAGACTTCAAAGATAGATTACCAAACGGTAACTACATTGAAAAAACTGCACAACATTTTGTTATAGCTAATGGAAGTACACCAACTACGGCGTTGATTGCTATGAAATCTACTCAATTAAAAATTAGTAGAAAATGGAATAGCATGATGCAAAGTATAAAACTGCAGGGAAAGAACGGATTGTTCACTCCCGCATCTTTTAGCCATCTTTATCAACTAAAGACCGTACAACAGTCTAATGACAAAGGTACATGGTTTGGTTGGGAAGTGAGCAAGATAGGTCCAATTGAGGATGCTGCGTTGTATCAACAAGCTAGAAGTTTTTCTGAAAGCATTTCTAAAGGAGATGTTCAAGTTAAACATGGTGAAGATGATACTGCCAAAGCAACTGATGGGGCAGCTCACTACTAAAATTCCTTAAAAGGAATTGTTGCAACTAGGGTGGTGAAGCGAGAGTGGAGCCACCCTTAAAAATATAAAGATGGAAGAAAAATTTATAGATATATTTACAGGTCTTAAAAGAGACTATGGTTATGCAGATATAAATTCTGCATACAAAGATCCAGCTACAGGTAAACTTAAATTAAAGTATGGATGGGCAGCAAAAGAATTATTAGAGTCAGATTATTTAGATCATCTTTCGGGTAAAAAATCTATAGGTATACAGCCTTGTGATGACGATGGGTTGGCAAAGTTTGGGGCTATAGACATAGACTCAGATGAATACGATAATTTTGATTTAAGAAAATATTTAGAAATAATAGATAAAAAAAATATTCCAGTAGTCCCAGTTAAATCTAAAAGTGGTGGACTTCACATATATGTGTTTTTTAAAGAACCAGTCAAAGCAAGTTTTGTTAGAAATTTTTTAGATAAATTATTATTTACATTTGATCTTAAAGCTTCAACAGAAATATTTCCCAAACAAACTCAATTAGGTATTGGTTCAGATAGTAAACCAATAAACGGTAACTTTATCAACTTACCTTATTACAATCGTAATGAAAGAGTAGGAGTTAATTTAGATGGAACTGAGTTTACCTTTGATCAATTTATAAAAGTCGTCGAGGCTAACACAAAGACTAAAGAAGATCTAGAAGAATTTGCAACAGAACTTATGCGACTTGAATTAACAGGTGGTGCAGATGAATTTGCAGATGGTCCAGTGTGTTTACAAAGATTATCTAAATCCAAGTTAGATGATTATAGAGATAGATTTATTTATAACTATATGGTGTTTGCTAAAAAGAAATATCCAGACAACTGGGAAGAAAAACTTTTAGAAGGTGCAAGAAACTATATTGTTTACGATAACATTTGGGGAGATGAAAAAGTAAAACAAAAAATTAAAGCATATAAAAAAGATACAGCAGGCCACACTTGCTCAGAAGAACCTATTAACAGTATGTGTGTTAAATCAGAATGTTTAAAAAGAAAATTTGGTGTAGCATCAGATAAAGTCAAAAAGTTTCCTGCGTTATCAGCATTAATTAAAATAGATTATTCTCCTGAACCAGAGTTTAGATTTACTGTGCATTACAATGACAAGGTAGAAGGTGAAACTACTCAACAGATAATAGCTAGAGATATTAATTATATCATGGACCAAGAAAAACTTAGACGTTTAATTGGAGCTCACACACCGATTCCACCACCACGAATCAAAGGTGATGATATGCAAAACATTTTAGATAACCTATGGCAAGGAATGAAAACAGAAAAAGCTCCTCCAGGTACTTCACCAAAAGAAATACTTCATAAACATTTAGATGATTATATTCATGGTGTACCCGCAGTTAGTGATGCTTCTTTTAGAAGCGGCAGTACATTAATTGATGATGGCTTTGCTTATTTTGTATTTGATCCTTTCTATAATTTTTTAAAAAATAAAGAATGGAAATCTAAAATTGATAGGACAGGTCAAATGATGATGGATTTTTTTGGAGCAGAACTACGGAGTCTTAAACGATATCCTAAAAAAGAAACAGAAAAGAAATCACATAACCCAGTAAGATGTGTTAAAATATCAATGACGCATTTTGAAAGAGAAGAAAACCCTGTTGAAATAATACCAATGAAAAGCAAAAAGGATATACTATGACGGAAAAAAAGATACCTACTGTGCATGTATCAATGCCTTGTTATGATACCATGCAAGTACCAACTTGTTTAAGTTTATTAAAACTATTTGATAAATTTACTGCAGCTAAAATTAAAACAAATATATCAACATTTAAATCACCTTATGTTGGTTATTCACGAAATATATTATCTGCTATATTTTTAGAGTCTAATTATGATTATCAGTTATTTGTTGATGCTGATGTAAGTTTTGAACCAGAAGTTATTGGATCAATGATCATGGCTCAAAAAGATTTTATTTGTGCGCCTTATAGAAAAAAGACTCATGATAATTCTGTGTCTTATTCTGTAGCTTTTCCTGATTATAAAAATATCAATATTGATAAATCAGGGATCACGGAAATTATTGGAGGACCAGCAGGACTTACTTTAATACATAGATCGGTTTATGAAAAATTAATAAAGAATTATCCACAATTAAAAATTAAATATGCTTCAGGAATCTCTGATGAACAAAAAAAATATTTATATAATTTTTGGGAAAATACTTTTGATTCAAAAGAAGGTGCTTGGTATGGAGAAGATGTTTCTTTTTGTAGTTTAGCAAGACAAACAGGATTTAAACTTCATGCATTAGTACATTGTGAAGTTGGACATCATGGTACATTTAATTTTTCTGGAAAGTTTGTTGATACCTTTGCACCGACTGATGAAAAAAGTAACTAAAATATACGGACCACCAGGTACAGGTAAAACTGAAAAACTAATTAGGAGGGCTATGGCTTACATTAGAGTAGGCACTCCTGTAAATAAAATTGGATATTTTGCATTTACTCGTAAGGCTGCTAACGAAGCAAAAGATAGGATGCTTAAAAAAAATCCTAAGTACAAAAAGAAACAATTAAAATATTTTCAAACACTACATTCATTAGCTTTTCATAGTTTAGGATTAAGAGAAGAAAATGTAATGCAAGATTATCATTATAACGATCTTGGAAAAGAATTAAGTGTAAGAGTTAATGCAAAAAAAGATATGGATGCTTCGCCTTATTTAACTTGCGATAATGAATACTTTCAAATTATTTTAAAAGCAAAAGAAAAAGACATACCTGTATGGGATGAATATTGCACAGCTGAACATTCTACTAATGTAGACCCTGATTTGTTGAAACACATAGAAGCAAATTACAACAACTATAAACATCCTCATGTAAATAATTTAGTTGATTTTACTGATATGATACATGACATTGTAAAACAACCAAATAAAATTCCTGACTTTGATGTAGTATTTATTGATGAAGCTCAAGACTTATCACCAATACAATGGAAACTATACGACATATTAAAATCTAAATCTAAAAAAGTTTATTTAGCTGGAGATGATGATCAAGCTATTTATGGCTGGGCCGGTGCAGATGTAGATAGATTCATACAGGAAGAAGCTGTAGAAAAAGTATTATCTAAATCACGTAGAATACCTAAAGCTGTTCAAGATATATCAGAAGTTATTACCGCAAGGATTGAAGGACTCAGAGCAGATAAAAATTATCTACCTAGAAACGAAGAAGGTTTATGTAGTAAAATCAATAGCTTAGAAAATCTTGATTTATTTAGTCAGGATTGGTTAATCTTAACCAGGACTATATCTAGGTCAAAAGAAATTTGTAATTTGTTAAAAGTCAAAGGTTTGTATTATGAAAATAAACATCAAAAAAGTTACAACACAAAATTATACAAAGCCATTATTAATCATAGTAAATGGTTAAACGGAGAAACAGTATCAGATACAGCATTAGAAGATATTAAAGAATACATGGGTAACAGAGAACTTAAAAAAGATTTAAAATGGTTTGAATGTTTTGACAATGCACCAGCTGAAGATAAAATTTACATAAGACTTATGTTGTCCAATAAAGAAAAATTAAGTGAAGAAGCACGAATCAAAGTATCTACAATTCATGCAGCAAAAGGTGGAGAATGTGAGAACGTAATTTTAGTATTAGATAATGCTAAAAAAATAAGAGAAGCCACAATAAAAAGTGTAATAAAGCGTGACGAAGAGCATAGAGTATGGTATGTAGGTTGTACGAGAGCTAAAAGAAACTTATATTTAATGAGAGCAAAAATTGAAAGGAAGGGATATCAACTATGACAGATAAAGATATATTTAAAGAATCATTTCCACAGTACACTCAGGTAGGCGGGAATCACTATACAAAGTTTCCTATTCAGCCCTATGAGTTTATTTCTAAAAATGATCTTTCGTTTTTTCAAGGCAATGTAATTAAATACGTTTGTCGTTATCAAAGAAAAGGCGGGATTGAAGATCTTAAAAAAATAGTGCATTATTGTCAATTAGAAATGTTAAAGATAAAAGATACAAAAAAGAAATGAAAGTACCTTTATTTGAAGCGCAAACAGAATGGAATGAACCAGAGGAATATCCTGATCTAAGAAAATACGAAGAGATTGCGATTGACTTAGAAACAAGAGATCCTGATTTAAAATCTAAAGGATCTGGATCTATTATTGGTAATGGAGAGGTTGTAGGTATTGCTGTTGCTGTACCTGGTAGAAAATTTTATTTTCCAATTGCTCATGGATCAGGGCCAAACATGGATCGTAAAAAAACTTTAGAGTGGTTTAAAGATATTTGTGAATCTGATGCTATAAAAATATTTCACAATGCAATGTACGATGTATGTTGGATTAAATCTATGGGTCTTAAAATAAATGGACAGATAGTAGATACTATGATTGCTGCATCATTAATTGATGAAAACAGATTTAGATTTGATTTAAATAGTTTGTCTTGGGATTATTTGGGTCATGGTAAAAATGAAGCTGCA